TCTTTACTCCTTCTATATTGTCTCCTAATAAGCCTATACCAGAGTTACACTGTTGACATAGTAATCCTCTAATTTCCATAGTAACATGACAGTGGTCTACATATAGCTCATGTGATTGGATATCGTGTTTATGTTTACCACAACAAGCACACCTATAATCCTGCTTTTCTTCTAGTTCTCTGAATTCCTCTACTGTTAATCCATAATGTTTTTTAATAGCGTGCTTCCATGAAGATTTTCTATGATTTTCTTTTTGTTGGGGGTTGTTATGATATAGTTTTAAATTATACTTATTTTTACAATCTTTACATGTACTTCTATATTTACCAGTATCTTTTCTTAGCTGGAACATATCAGTAGGTAATATTTTACCACACTCATTACATTCTTTATATCCTCTAACATCGTCTTTTAAAGCTTCTTTGTGTTTAGTAATCGCTTTGCTCGTCATCATCTGTCCTTTCTATCTCAAACATTTCTTCTGTTTCTAAACATAAACCAGTATCTCCATCGTAAACAAAACCTACTGTCTGTCCAGTTGCTTGTCCACTAAACCTATCTTTAATACATCTAATTATACCCTTATTTCTTTCTATTGGGTCTGGATGTAGTGTGTTTCTTTCTATACCAAACATAAAGAATGCCCATCTCATAATAGCTCTTGAACCAGTGAATTGATTTTGTTCTACTTTACCACCACTCTCATGACTAGCACCAGTTTTCGGTGGATTAAGGTGACTGATAAGTAGTACCCATACATCAAGTTCTTTAGCTAATCCAGCTACCTCAGCCATCAAAGCATCTAAGTTACGTCTCTCGTCAGCAGCATGACTGTTTAAAGCAGTTAAGTTATCTATATAGAATATTCTAACACCATAGTTGTGGTGCATATATCTAATCTTTTCTCTTACTGCTTCCCATTCAGTACTACCAAAGTTATCATATAAAAATAATTTAGACTGAAAACCATGTACTGTTTCTTTTAGTTTGTTCTTATCTACATCTACTTTAGGTAAGTGGTAGAAACAACCATCTGTCTTACCAGCTATCCTAAGTAATGTCTCTTTCATAGACTGTTCTAGCATAAATGTACCAACTTTGTGACCATTAGATATATCATGTGCTATCTGTGTCATTACAAAGTCAGTCTTACCTACTGATACACCAGCACCAGCTACTACAACTTCACCATATCTCCTACCGTATGTTAATTCTGTAAGTTTCTTAAAGTACCAAGGAAAACCTTCTTCAATAGGTTCATCAATACTATCTAGTAAGTCATCTGGTGTTGCTATATCTGCTGGTTTATAAGACTCAGCACTATAGAAAGCTTTAATAACTGAACTAGTACCATGTTTTATAAGTAGTTCATTAGCATCTTTACATTCTGAGTGTCTAATAATTCTTACTTTATCTACTGGTAGTAGTGGTACACATTCATCTAAGGCTTTTCTACCAGCCTCGTCATTATCAAACCATAAATAAACTTCATCATAACCAGTAATCCAAGTCAGTTGTTGTGCTATCTCTTTTTTAGCTGATTGAGCACCATTTTTAAGACTAACTACTGGATACTTACCTTCAAAAGCTGTGGCTACTGATAAAGCATCTACCTCACCTTCAGTAATTACTAGTTTTCTACCTTTGTCTCCCCATAGTTGTTGACCATAGAAACCAGCTTCTTTACTGTTACCAATAAACCTAAAAGTTTTATCAGGATACCTAAGTTTTTGAGCTACTATCTCTTTATCTTTATTGTAGTAGTTAGCTACTTGACAACCATTATCGTGTTTATCTTTACCTATACCATATTTATACTGTTGTACGATAGATAATGGTATGTTACGTTTCTTAAGCATTCTGAAATCGTAATCTAATAATTCCATAGTTTGTACTTTAATAGGCTTTTTGTTTGTTTTATTGTTTTGACCATTTGGCTTAGTAAACCATCCACAGCTATAGCACTTGGTAGAGCCGTCAGAATATACAGAGTTAGCATCAGAAGACCCACACTTATCACAAGCAGTATGGTATAGAAAATGTCCTTTATCTTCGTAATCATCAGATACCACCTTCTTCATCCTTAAACATATTTTCATAGATATTAGTTGCTACTGTCAAAGCTTCGATGTATTCTAAAAACTCATCTTCATACATCATTTCTCTAATTAACTCATTAATAATTTCATCTCTAGTCATTCTACTTCCTTAATCGTAACTTCTGCTCTAGGGTTTTCTTTATCAACCCCTCCGAATTTGTAAGTAACCTCTTTTATGCAGGTATAGTTATCATCTTCTATAATACCACATTCTGTTAGTACATCATTCGTAAACTTACAAGTAACACTACCTATATTATCTAAATCAAACTTCCTATTTGTTGGGTAAAAAATAGTGTAGATAACATGACAAGCTTTAACTGGTCTTAATTTTCTTACATCTTTTAATATTGTTATTTTAAATAGTTTCTTTAGTTGATTTTTATCTTGGAAGTGCCACTTATTATACTGGTTTAAGTTGAGGTAGAAAGTTTTCTTCTTTCTTACCCCAGCCTCTAATCTAATAGGGACACTAAATGTTTGACTTTTTCTTCGAGCCACTTGTTTTCTTTACATCTTCTACATTATGATAAGTTACGCATCTTTGTCCTGGTCTGCTATTATCATGTCTAATCTTAGTCCCTACTGGGTTGCCGTGTGTGCTGTATGTTGTTACTTCCATATTAGTAATCCTCTCCATCGTCAACAGTATCATCGTCCTCTACATCAAAAGGCGAGTCATTAACTGGTTTATCATCTTCTGCTACATAACCATCTTCTTCATCGAAGTCACTACCACCTCCACTAAACTCTTGTAGGTCTACAATTTGCATTGACTCCCATAATAAACTAATACCAACTTCTTTAGTAGTAGCCATGTAGTAAGGGTTAGCATAAGCTACACATCTAATAATACTACCATTACCAACTAATGGAACATTCTTAATAGGTTTAGTCTTAGCATCAACTACTTTGATTTTGTTGTAAGGTGGTTCTTTATCATCTACATTTTTCATAGCAAATTTAAATACAATATTACCAGTTTCGTTGTCGTCTTGGTCGAAGTGGTCGCTGTAGATTGGTCTAACCTTAACTGCTTTAGCTTTAGCACCACCTAGTGTTTCTCTTGTTTCATTGTAAGCTTGTGCTTGTAACTCTTCTAATTTCTCAATGAATACTTTAACTGCTGGGTCATTAGGGTCACAGATTAAGCTAGTAGATAGAATACCTTTAGCATTGAACTTGTAGTCAGGCTCTGTTACTTTACACCATAATGCTTCACCTTTTGGTGATGTTACTCTGATACCTTTTACTGCGAACGGTTTGTTGTTAGCTACTTTAGCCATTTATTATCCTTTAGATTATTTGTTGTTGAGGGTGTATGTATAATCCCCTCTGCCTTCTCTTCTAGTGTGTCCCCTGGTAAGCTAACTTTAAGTTTCAGCTAAAAATATACTTACTTTTAAGGACATCATTTAAGTCTAATGTGTTTATTAAAACATCATCTGCTTCTTTTGGGTAGCCTTTGTATACTTGATGTAGCCATCTCTCTAATGGCTTACTACCAAATAACTTAACAAAAGCTTCTCTTACTCTTTTATTTAAGTTAGGTATTTGATTAATAGGAACACCATACTGGTCATGTATAAAATGAAATGACTTACAACCGTCATCTACCAGTAGGAGTAAAGTTAACATAAGTAGTGTAGCATCTAAACTATGTACAAAGTTAGGTGCAATACCATTAACCATCTTAACTTGATGTATTTCATCAGTATCTTGATGTATTGCTAATCTACCTACTTCTGTCTTTATCCTTTTAAGTTTTACCTTGTTAATTTTCTGAAGGACTGGAAAACCTATAAACGGTGTAGTATAGAAAATATACTTACCTTGTTTAACTAAGTCTGAAGTTACTTCCTTTAAGAAATTCTGACCTATCCTAGCACCTTGTACTGTTTCTACAATAGCCCTATCATTTAACTGTGTTAATAATTTAGCTACCATCCAGTTATCATGTGTCCAGAACTTACTACCAGTTGCTTCCATATCGTCTAATACTTCTACTAACTGCTTGTACATACCAAATTTAGTTACTGAATAGGGTTGTGTCATTGTATTACGTTTGGTAAATTTTCTTGTAATGTTACCTGCTAGTTCTTGTGCTATACTTGCTGTGTCACATTTGTGTTTCTCCTTATCTGATGTGGTGTATTCTATAAAAGGTGGATAATCTCCCTCTAGTAAGTACTTATTTACTTTACCAGCTACTCTTTGATAGATGTCTTGTCTTTTATCACCTTTAACATTTACTGCTTCAGCTCCCTCTTCATCTAATAATAGACCACTATATATCTGAATACCACTACAAGTAGCATCTAAGCCTATTGGAAGATGTGATATAAAGCTGTTAGGGTTTGTAAGCCAATCAGCACACTCAAAACACCAAGCAAGGTATAGGAAAGGTGAGTCGGCATCTTTCCAGTATTCTCTATTCTGAAGTGGGTCTTTTGCGATTTCAAGTATTTCGTCTTTTTTCTCTTGTATTTTCTCGATACGTTGCTCATATTCTTCCTTATCATAACCATAGCAATTAGCACCATGTATCCAGAACCAATCTGCTTGTTCTTCGTTTTCTATCTTACAGCCCTCTGAGAACTCTAATAATGCTTTCATTACATCATTACCTTGTGGGTGTAGATGTTGTTGTATTGGATATATCCTACTTCTAAAATCAAATTGATAACTAAAGTAGATATTAGGTTCGTCTAAGTATTTAGAAGCATCTGTTAATGCTAAATCTAATGCTATGTTCTTACCTACAATACTAGCTATTATATCATGCTGTCTTTCGTAGTCTAAGTTGTACCTTTTAGCTTGTTCAGGGTCTTTAGGTTTCCCTTTTAGATATCCTTCTGTATGTAGTTCACCATAAGTATGAACATCTAAAAAATCTTCTGGTTCTAAATGCTCGTTATAAGGCAACTGACCAACTAAATAAGGCTGTAATTTAGGACTAGAATAATCAACAATATTATCATAGAAGATTTTAGTAGCTATATTATATACTTTCTTGTTAATTCTCCAAGATGTTTGTTGTAGAGTGTTAATAACTGTATATAGCTGTGCTATTTTTTCAGGAGCTTTCTTAAAATACTCTTGAAGCTGTTTAGCATTACTACCTCTCGTCTTAATAAGTGGTAATTTGTATAAGTCTATTATATAATAACCACCACTACCTTTAAAATCTGTCCAAGGAACTGGTTCTTTTACTAAAATAGGATACTTTTTGTAAGAAGTTAGTAATAAATCTCTTGATTGTGTAATCATTCTGAAACAAACATCAGTATATACAACAACATAGATAGTTTTCTTATTTTTGTATATCATTTTCTGTTCTATTATATTACAACCACTTTTAATTACTATATCTATTAGTACAGCTGCTGCTTTAGTAGTCTTATCTGTTAATTCATTGTTTAGTTCTTCTTTCTCTCTAGCTATTCGCATTTTCTGTGCTTTTCTTCTAGTCTTAGACCTACTTTTAAACACCCTATCAACATAAGCATCTAGTCTACTATTTTCTTTTCTAAACCTCCTTAATAGTTCGTTTTGATAAAGTGTTTTATTTATCTGTCTAGCTAGTGCTACTGTCTTTACAAAAGGGTCTTTGGAAATAGACTGTACAATACACATTAATAGTATGTAAGCTAGTTCTTCAGGTTTGCTAAAATACTCAGCAAAACATTCTCTATGGGCATAGGAATGACCTTTGAGTTCAGTAGTAAAGTATTCTTTTATCTTAGCTGTAACTTTATCTAATGCTAGTTTTAATATTAACTTACCCTCGCTTAGTTCGTCTGCTTGATTAGCTTCAATTCTTTTAGATATCTCTCTAATCATACGGTCGTAACTATAGTCGTAGGCTTCTTGTTCTATTTTTAGTTGTTTATCTTCAAGAACTGACATGATTTTCGAATAAGAAAATATGGTCGTTAGGTATTACATCATACATAGCCTTAGCTAAGTCTTGTATTTCCCATAGTGCATGGCTATCTGTTCTTAAAGCTAAGAAGTTCTGCAAGGCTCTAGCATTAATAGTCATTACTAAAGCTGTCTTATAAGCTTCAGGTAAACAGTATTTAGCTATATCGTTAGGTACTCCATTTATTAGTACAGTTTTTAGATTTACTAATGCCTCAGCAATACTTAAATCTACACCTCTATCATTTAATAATACACAAAAATTAGAAATTTCCTCCCATTTATATGTATCTTCATAGTCGAATAAATCAGCATCCCTCAACTCTTTAAGCGTATACCTTGTACTCTTTACAGTATAACTTGCTATTCTATGCCTAGCTAATTCTTGAAGAACTGCCCTTGAAATACCATCAATATCAAAAGAGTATACTAAATG